CTCCTTCTGGGCAAGGCAATAATGGAGGATTTTCAACGGCAACAGCAAATAACTATCCTGCTGCTGGTGGTGGTGGTGCAGGAGCAGTTGGAGGTAATGGAGGAACTCTTATTTCTGGATCTGGTGGAATTGGACTTGCTAATACCATTACTGGATCAACGGCAGGACAACTAGTTTCCACAACATATTATCTTGCTGGTGGTGGTGGTGGTGCAAATTATAATTCTGGAGGTACTGCTGGAACTGGAGGTAATGGTGGTGGTGGTGGTGGTGGAAAAGGTAATACCAATGCCAATGGAACTTCTGGTCTAGCTAATACAGGTGGTGGTGGTGGTGGTGCTGGAGGAGCATCAACTGGAGGTTCTGGAGGTTCTGGAATTGTTGTTTTATCCATTCCCAATGCAAATTATTCTGGAGATTCCAATATTACTACAAATGGAACAACTCCAGCAACACAAGGAACTCAATATACAAAAATTATTAATGGCTCTAATACAATTATTGCATTTTTAACATCACTTTATTACAAAGCATAATATGGCACATTTTGCTCACATTTCTGAAGGATTAGTAGATCAGGTAATTGTTGCTGAATCAGATTATATCCAATCTTTACCAAATGCTTCCGAATGGATTCAGACATCATTTAATACAAGAGGAGGAGTGCATTATGGGCAAGATGGAAATCCAGATGCAGGAATTGCGCTAAATAAAAATTATGCTGGAATTGGTTATTCTTGGGATGGAATAGGTTTTTCAGCACCACAACCTTTTCCAAGTTGGACTTTGAATCAAAATACTTACTTATGGGATTCTCCTGAACCATACCCTACTGATGGGAATATGTATTTATGGGATGAAGAAACAAAAACTTGGATTGTAATGTTAGACAATCCTGATACAACACCTACATCATAATGCACTCTTCTGGACAAACACCTCTACTTGGAGCCGCAACAAGTGCTAGCTTCTTGCTGTTTTCGTTTGTTCCTGAAGTTCCTCCTCTTGCTCAATGGATCTGTCTCTTGCTATCAGCAACGGCATCTGTACTGACCATTATAAAACAGGCTCGCAAATGAAAAAGACTTGGGAAGCATTACTTCCATTTCTAGGAACAATACTAATGATTCTAGGAGGTTGTACGCATGTCCCATCTTCAATTTCAGTAGCTCCAGCAGTAGACAATATTTCTGCGGTTCAGGGAAATCTTTCTGCGGTTGACAGCAAGTCAGTCGTTATCGAACAATGGCTTAAAACACAGAAATGAAAAGAATAGCACTAGCAATTTTATTTGTCATGGCAGTCGGTGTTCAAGCTACAACGATAACTAAAAATGACATTATCAAGACGATTGAACATCAGCGTCAACTAGTCCACCAAGCTCAAGATGAAGCGTCTGCCGCAAAGCAAGAACTAGAAGTAGTTCAAAATGCAGTAAACGCACAGACGGCAAAGTTGAATGAAGCAGAAAACCAACTAGACATCACTCGTAAAGAGTTGTCAGATGTTCGTCATCATTTCCACCTATTGCTATTNATCTGCTCTAGTTGCATTGGGTTCATTGTATTCGCTAGCATTCAGAGGTTTTCTTCAATTCTACTTGCCTTCTATCCTCCTGCACTAGCCTCTGACTGGTTTATCTCTATCGGTGCTGGAATTGTAGCAGGAGGGGCGGCATGGAGCCTTCTAGGTCATCTGTAGTCAAGAACAAGCTAGAGCAAAAGCCACTTGGCTCAAAGAAAGCGATCTATGCAATCTTTGCCTCGGTTTCTGTCCTGATTGTTTTCATTGGTTCTGCGTTTTTGATACTAACCCACGCAGAGGTGGCAAAAGATATTGTGGAATTGGCGAATCTTGTAGTTCTTTTCTTCGGAGCGATAACAACAACCCTAATCACAGGACAAGCCGCAATGGATTGGAAGGCAATATCGGCACTTCAACACATGGATCAGGATTCTAATGAAAGAATAGAAAGCAATCAGGCATTGCCTCAGTACGAATCTAACACTACAGAACTTCGTCGTGATCCAAAAGATTACCTGATCGCGCATGACACCTCGTTTTAAAAATTTCCTGCCATTTATCTTTCAGCACGAATGTTCTTTTGTTAAAGGGCACTACGGCGACTACAACTACGTCATAGCCGAAGAGGTTGCCGGAGACGATGGAGGAGTAACCAAGTGGGGATGTGATTACCGAGAGTTCAGTCAACCGCCATTTAATCTAACCGAGGACGACATACGAAATCTCACTATGCAACAGGCCACAAACCTATACTGGACTAACTGGAGTCGCTTAAATGTTGAGCAGTTAAGATTCCCACTAGGTGAGATATGGTTCAACTGCAAGATCGTATGTGGAAAAGCTCAAGCCAATCGAATATTGGACAGGACAGGACGAGATCCTATGGCATTTATCAAAGACCAAAAGCGCGTCAATTCTTTGATTGTTCAGAATCATCCTAACGACCAAAAATTCTTGGATGGCTGGAATAATCGGCTGGACGACCTAGTAAAATATCTGCATATCACAAAGGCGTGAAACGCCCAAAACCATACAATGTAACTACAGAAGGTTGGGAGGCGATTAACAAAGCTATTGAGCTAATTACCGAACATTATGAGAACATGGCTTTGTTCATCAACTGGGTAGACGATGAAGGAGAGACTCAGCACTGCGAGGTGTTAGATGGAAACGGATTTGCGTTGGAAAATCACATTGACAAGTGGGTAGATGGAGAGTTTCTTCCTGATGAGTTTGAAGATGATGACGACGACGATAAGCCCAAAAAGACAAAGGTATAAATAACTGCATTTAGTCTTTACAAAGAACCACCAATAATCAATATTTGCCGATATGTCATGTGGATGCAACGATAACGCTTTTGGGTACAGCCCATATGGAACTATCTGCCAACCAGATACTCCGTATCCTTCTACTTCTGCCGAATCAGTACCTTCTCTGATCAATAACCTGACTTATTCCCTGTACGGACAGATCACAAAGAGCGTCTCAAATGGTCAGGTCGTCTGGACAATTCCTTGCGATCCTAACCAGACCGCATCGATTAACGGACTAACCAGAAACACTGGTGAGGGTCTTTTGTGCTACATTCTCAGGTGCTTAAACACATCAAACACGCCTACGCCTACTTACACTACGATCACGGCTGGTAATTTTATAGCTAACGGAGTAATTACAACTGCCTTATCGCAGGGTGCATTTAATTACGGAACTCTTAGTTACTCAGATGTTGGACTGGTAGAAAGCTACACAGCCGCCATCAATGGATATGTTCAAAGCGTATTGCAAAATACAAGCGCAGGAACTTCCGCATCAACAGATTTTATTGTTTCAAATAATTCTGGAACCGCAACAACATATTATGGTGATTTTGGAATAAATGGTTCTTATTTTGGAACCTTTTCTGGAACAGGAAATATTGGAACAGGCGGTGTTGCAAGCAATACGCTAACAATAACAGCCGTAACAAATGGAACGCTTGCAGTTGGCTCTCAAATTTCAGGTAGCGGAGTAACTTCAGCGACAATCACAGCCATACTTACTGGCTCTGGTGGAGTTGGCACTTACACCATTAATGGTTCTGCACAACTTGTTCCTGCAACTACAATTAGTGGAACTCCTACTGGTTCATTATCGCTTCCGAATGCAACTTACTTGTATTCTCAAAGTGGCGACCTTTCAATTGGAACAAATACAAATAATTCTATTCACTTTGTTACAAACGCACAAACAACCGATGCCATAACTATCAACTCTGCTAATGCTGTTGGTTTTAATGGTGCATTCGGTTCCAGCGGATCAGTTTTAACAACTAGGGGTTCTAACAACACTCCTCAATGGACTCCTCAAGCAAGTTTGTCAGTTGGTACAGCTACTAATTCAACTAATGCTACCAATTTAACAGGAAATACAACAGGCAGTCTTCCTTATCAATCGTCATCAGGAACAACTTCTTATTTAACCACTGCAACGGCAGGACAAATACTTGTGAGCGGTGCTAGTTCTGCACCTTCTTGGGGAACTGATCACATTGGTAATACTTCTGGAACTGCGGTGGCATCAGGATATGTTGGAGAAGTAATTAAACTT